AGTTTACAAAGCAACAGAAATCACAGCAGGCGATATAGGCATCAATGTAGAGCGTAGTCGTACACTCTACCAACATCTAGGATTCAAAGAAATCCTTCTTATGACTAAGGATCTAGACAATGAGTAAGGTTTTTAAAGCTGTTGGCAATGCTATTAGCGGAGTTGTCAAAGCTGTTGGCAACATTGTCAGTGGCGTAGTCAAAGCTATTGGCAAGGTTGTAACTGCTGTTGTAAACTTTGTAGCCAGTCCTTTTATGAGTTTATTTGGTGTGCCAGATGCACCAGGTGCTACTCAAGAAGCAGAAAGACAACAGGGTGTACTAGTACAACGCCAAGGCTCAAATGTCAACTTACCATTGATCTATGGCTATCGTCGTGCGGCTGGTATTGTGGTCTATGCAGAAACAGGTGCAGACAACAACAAATATCTTTGGGTAGCCTATGCTATGTGTGAAGGTGTTGTTGAAGGTCTACATCAATTGTTTATTGATGACAATCAATTGCCTAGTTCAATTGTAGGTCGCCTAAACGCAGGTGAAACTGTGGACATCACAGAAGGTCGCTTCAAAGACCGTGTGCGTTTACAATGGTATCCAGGTGCTTACTATCAAGGTTCACCACAAACAACAGGCATTGGTGCCAACAGTATATTAAAAGATAGTCCTAGTTGGAAGGCAACCAATTACTATAATGGTGTGGCTGTGCTGTTTGCTCGCTATGAGTGGAAAGCCATTACCACACAAGAAGAAGCTGATAATAATCCATTCTCAGGCAACATACCTACTGTCTATGCTGACATCTTGGGCAAGCGTGTGGCCAGTTTGACCATTGCTGATCCAAGTCAATATACTTGGGACACAGCACCTATACGCTACAGTACTAACCCAGCAGAATGTTTATTAGACTACCTGCGTAGACCTACTTATGGTAAAGGTTTAGTCAACGGTGACATTGACTGGGACAGTTTTAAAACAGCCGCAGCCAAATGCAACACCAGTGTTACCTATATAACAGGTGTTACAGGTCCTATATTGACTCTAAACTATGTGGTAGATACTAGCCAAACTATTTTCAACAATGTCAAAACCATGTTGACCAACTTTCGTGCCTATTTGCCTTATGTACAGGGCAAATACAAACTTAAGATTGAAGATGCTGGCAACCCTAATGACATTACCAGTGGGGCAGCTACTGTGTATGGCACTACCTTTGACAAAGATTCAATTGTTGGTGACATAACCTACACAGGTATTGATCGCAGTAGCAAATACAACCAAGTTGTGGTAACCTATGTTGATCCAGACAACAAGTGGAGTAACCAACAGGTAGTTTACCCAGAAAACGAAGTTGATCGTCAAACTTATATTACACAAGATGGCGGTCGTGAATACAAAGGTGAATTTACCTTTGGTGGTATTACCAATTATGCCATTGCCAAAGACATGGCTAGATTGATTTGGTACAAGAGCCGTTTCCAAGATACCTGTAGTTTCAAAATGGACGGTCATGGCTTTGAACTAGAGCCAGGTGACAATATCTATATCAACAGCACAGTTCTGCAGTTTGGTAATGATCCTAATGCAGGTGCTATTCCTTGGCGTATTGTCAGTATCAAACTGAACAATGACTACACATTTGATGTAGGCTGTGTACGCAATCCTGATTTCATGTATCCCTATACTCGTGTAGGTGAAATTGATCTAGTGTTGCCGCCTTACATTCCCAAAGGTGCCAGTATTGAATTTCCAAGAACTGTGCGTGTGTCACTAGGACTAAAACCTCCAACTCGTGCCACAGCCACAGATGGATATGGTGGTAGTGGATCACATCCTGCACCCACAGATCCTACAGGAGCTGGAGGTGGTGGTAATGGCGGTAGTGGAAATGCCACAAGCCCAAATACTCCGCCAACTCCTCCACCAGTAATTGCACCCTTAACATCAGTTATTAGAATTGACAGTGCAACCTATACTGTAGAAAATGGTCAAATCTATGCAACTTTAGAATTTGCACAGCCAGATCACGCACAGTACAATGGTACTATGTTTTACTTCAAACGCAATATCTCAACAGATACCTATTGGCGCACTTATGATTCAGGGCAAAAGCCGGGAGCAAATCGTACAGTCAGCATCAAGATAGGACCTCTGTTGAGTGCGCCCTACAGTCTCAAAAGTCGTGTCTATTACACCACAGGCGAGTCTAGCACAGTAGTTGGTACCAGCACACTTAATGTAGTGGCTAATACCAATGAAAATCCTGTAGACTACAGTGAAACAGCAGTCAGTGGTTGGACACTGCCAACTACGCCTCCACCTAACCCAAGAAATACATTCTGGGCTACAGTATCAGCACTGCCATTGTTAACTTCTGGACAGCCTACTAATCCTAGGACCATGCAGGTTACTCTACAACAAGATATTGCAGTGCGTGGCATCAATGGCTATGTTGCTGGCGCTAAGATTTACTACAAGAGCAGTTCAGCAACCTATTGGAGCGAAAGCAGTTATACATTTGCACAGCCCTATGTAGAAGGTATTGCACAGACATTTACCTTGCCATTTACACTAGGTGTACCAACTTATCCTAGTGCTCCTGGTACTGCTGACAACTTTGATTTTATATTCCGTGCAGTGTACATTGATGGTACACAGAGCACTTACCAATATAGAATTATGAATGTCAATGTAGAACAAAGTTCATTGGGTTCATATGTATTCAATCCATTTACAGAAAGATTGCCTGCGGCACAGGGTCAAGAATTAGCCACTGCTTTTGAATTTACCACTGTGGCCAATGCGCCACCTGGATCAGTAATTGATCCTAGAGACATGACCATAGGTCTGTTAAACATTCAAGAGCGTTTACCTTCAGGCACACAGCAGATGCGTGTGTTTATCAATCCACCAAATGCTGCCAATTTGCCTACTTGGTATGGTGTTAGAATCTACAAGCGTCCTGTTAGTCCTGGTGCAAATCCTGCATTTACACACCAAGACATTTCACCTATTGTTGCTGGCACAGGTGGCGAGTGGAGTTTTGCCTTTAACTGGACATTTGATCAAGAACAAGAATTGGTCATTGTGCCTTTAGTTGAATACAATGGTCGCGTAGAAGCAAGAAGTGCATGGTTTGGTTCAGGACTAATACACAACAGAACCACTGCCGCTGATTATCCCAGCACTCTTAATTGGCTCAGCAGATTCAACATGGTGTTAATGGACACACAGTTAGCATTGAACAAATTAAACGCTGTATTTCCACAAGCTGATCCTACAGTACAGGTCACAGTATGGGATCGCCAACAGTTAGATCTAGGTAATACACTGACTGCTAACCAATGGTACTACAAGTTAACCTACAGTCATCAACACATTACCAGTTTCCAAGAACTGCATATCTATAGACGCAGTCGTTTGGCTTCAGCACAACCATCAGGCACTAGCCAGTTTTGGGGTGTTGGTCGTTGGGAAAAGGTCACAGTTACTACCACAGCACCATCAGGCACTGTCACAGTAAATCTACGCCCAAGTATTGCCTATACTGAGTTTGCTACCTATAATGGCAATCCTAGTGGCACACCTGGACCACTAATCAATACGCAATTTACAACCAATAAACCCGTGTGGCCTTTTACCACAGGTACCAGCGTTGATGAATTTCTATTGGTGGTCAAAGCAGGTGGCACAGTCAGTGCCAAAGCCATACTGTTGCCTAGCATACAGCGACAACCATTGACCAGCAGAGTAGATGGCTTGAATCCCAACAGACCTACCACTGTTACTGTTGCGGACTACAATAATTACACTGCCAGTTGGCTACGCAATGTATCAGAAGCTCGTGCTCCTGTAGATGCTGCCAATTTATTAATCAATAATCAGACAGCAGGTGCTAACCCAGTGCCTGTGGTTATACCCGCTATCGTATAAGGAACAGCCATGGCATTACCAGCAATCAACGGACTACTAGACGCAGAACTAAATCAGGTTTTCCCTAGTAACACGGGTACTTGGAATGACCTTAGTGGCACCACATGGGCCAACTGGAATCAATGGATTACCAAACCCAGCAACCCTATGACTTGGCTTGCTGATATCATAGATTTAGGCGCAGTTAAGACAGTTAACCTCAAGATAACAACAGATGCCAATGGTTTAGTTGCATATGATGTCTATACCAGTTCAACAGGCGCATTTGCTGGTGAAGAAGCACTGACCACTATTGCACAGGGTGCTACAGGTGTGGCCAGCTTTAC